TTTAATGAACATATCAAAAGTATTAGCCGAGCAATCGGCTAATGCTCAACTTACTGAGAATGTTAAGTTAGAGGCTGACGCTATTAGTAAATTAAATTATGAAGTTATGTACAAAATGTTAGAGGGCGAGGTAGAAAAGCTGATCTTAGAAAATGACGGCAACCCTTTAATAGATAACTTTAAAAAAAGGATTGTAAAAAAATTTAGCTACTTAATACAAAAGTTAAGTAGTTAACTACAACCAACCCCGTAGCCCTCACGGGCTACGGGTGTACCCGTCTAGAAGGCTCATAATTTCCAGCAACCTGTTTTTCTTAATTTTTCCAGCGCAGTCGCGCTGATATACAAGGTACTTGTATATTACAAGAGTTTATAGCAAGTCGAATAGAAATAGTGTATGCTCAAACAATATGAAATCTGTAAGTAATATTTTTTTTAGTATTATGATGGGTATACTTATGATCTTTGTATCTGTTTGGTATTTTATTATGTATTTGTTTGATGTTATATGTGATCTTATTGAACAGGGGACCCAAAAACTGAAACAATATAGAAAATGAATTTAGATCACCTTAATGATGACGAGTTAAGAACCTTAATACTCAAGAAGCAGATTGAGTATATAAAACTATGTCAGGACAACTTTCTATTATTTGTAAAAGCCATGTGGCCTGATTTTATTTGTAGGCAAACAAAGGACCCTGAAAACTGGGGGCACCATCAAATTATAGCAAATGAATTTCAAGATATAGCTACAAAACAATCTAAACGTTTGATTGTGAATATGCCACCAAGGCATACAAAATCAGAGTTCGCTTCTTTCCTATTCCCTGCCTGGATGATTGGTAAAAATCCTAAGATGAAATTGATGCAAGTATCACACAATGCTGAGCTTGCTTCGAGGTTCGGTAGCAAAGTTAGAAACTTAATGGAGACCGAAGACTACAAAAGTATTTTTGGTGATGTTAAACTCAGAGAAGATAGTAAGGCAAAAGGACGTTGGGAGACCAATCATGGTGGGGAATATTTTGCAGCGGGTGTTGGCGGTTCTATCACAGGACGAGGGGCGGACTTACTTATTATCGATGACCCACATACTGAGCAAGACTCAATGTCTGATTCGGCAATGGATCGAACTTATGAATGGTACAGTTCAGGACCAAGACAACGTTTACAACCTGGCGGTTCGATAGTCGTTGTTATGACAAGATGGGCAACTGATGATTTAACAGGAAGGCTCATCAAATCACAATCAGAACCAAAAGCAGATACATGGAGAGTTGTTAACTTTCCAGCAATACTGGACAACGGAGATCCTGTTTGGCCTGAATACTGGCCCATAGAAGAATTAGAAAAAGTTAAAGCTTCAGTCACAACAAAAAACTGGAACGCACAATACATGCAGGATCCAACTTCTGAAGAGGGCGCGATCATTAAACGTGAGTGGTGGCAACCATGGAATGAAGAGCGGATACCGGTTCTTAAACATGTCATACAAAGTTATGATACAGCGTTTTCTAAAAAAGAAACTGCAGATTATTCTGCGATAACTACATGGGGTATTTTTCAACCCGCAGAAGGTTATGAAGATTGTATTATATTATTAGATGCCATAAAAGGAAGGTTCGATTTTCCAGATCTTAAGAATTTAGCTTTAGAGCAATATCAATACTGGCAACCGGAGACAACTATCATTGAAGCTAAAGCGTCTGGTCAACCCCTAATTCATGAGCTAAGAAGAGCAGGTATACCTGTAGTAGATTATGTGCCTGCAAAAGGTAGAGATAAATATACTAGAATAAACTCAGTGGCACCTATATTTGAGTCTCAAATGGTATATGCCCCTACAGATCAGAAATTTGCACAAGATGTTATTGAAGAAGTGGCTGCTTTTCCTAATGGTCAATTCGATGACTATGTTGACTCTATGACCCAAGCGGTGTTAAGATTCAGACAAGGTGGATTTGTTACAACATACCAAGATGCGTTGGATGAACCCAATTTTAAAATAGAAAAAGATTTTAGGTATTATGGCTGATAAAAAGAATAAAAAGTTTGAGAAAAGATTTATACCTAATAAAATGGGGAGCATGGACACAGTATTTGTTCCAAGAAAAATGACTTTAGAAGAAAAACTTATAGAAAAAATAAAAGGAAAAAGATCAAAAAAAGGCATGATGAAAGGTTTAAAAAGAAAACCTAAACCAGGCTCCTATGATTATCAATTACAAGAAACAATGAAACCAATTTATAAAACACCTCCTGCGATGAAAAAAGGTGAATTAGTAAACAGACCTGGAGTGGCTCCTAAAAAACCTAATGGATTAGGCGCTCCAGATAAATTTAAAAAATTTAAACCAGTTAATATAGCACTTCCAAAAGAAGCAAAAAAATTAGGTAGTGCAGCATTAAAAGCTGCAAAAGCCACAAGAGTAGGTAAGATCGCTGCTGGTGTAGCAGGGGCTGGTTTAGCTGCAATAGAATATTTAAAAAGTAAAAGAAAAAAAATGCAGAAAGAAAGAGAAAAAAAAGGTAACGTGCAGAAAAAAATGGGTGGCGGTTTAACCGAGGCTACTAGAAGATTAAGAGCACAAGGTTTAAGAACGGGTGGCATGTGCAGAGGAATGGGCGCAGCACTTAGAGGCGGAAATTTCAAAGGAGTAAAATAATGAAACTATCTGATGCAAAGAAAAAAGAAATAGGTCGAACACAAATTCAGAGAAGACTACAAAAAAGAGCTGGAAGAAGATCAGGACCTGGTTCTGAAAGTTTAAGAGAAAAAGATAGAGGTATTTCTGCTATGGGTGGCTATTTAGTAGGTGGTCAAGCAAAATTAGATAAGAATAAAAATAATAAAATTGATGCTCAAGATTTTAAAATACTTAGAGCTGAAAAAGCAAAAGGCAGAGGCATGGGTTTACAAGATGAAAAAATGAAACCTGGTAAAGTTAAAAAAGCAGCGTTAGGTGCTCTAGCTATAGGAGCTGGTTTACTTGGTGCAAAAAAACTTTTGGGTAAAAAAGCTAAAGCAAAAGCAGACTCAGGTAGTATGAGAGGCATAGGTAAAGGCATGCAAAGTGTTGGTTTCGGTAAAAATATTATAGAGATGTTAAAAAAACAAAAATTAGGTACACCAGGTATTAAAGGTCCTGTAATGAAACGTGGTGGAATGTTAAAAGCAAGAAGAGGCACATTAATAAAACCAAAAGGCCCAGGTGTAATCAGACCTAAACCACAAGATAGATATGGTCAGCCTATGA